CAATGATTCATTAATTGCTCTGCTGTTGATTGAATTGACCAACAAAAACAACACAGTGGAATACTACACAGATGCTCCTTATGATATTACCATTGGAGCAACCACCTATCAAACCACAGACAAAATCATTGCCATTTCAGAAAATCAAGAAACTGCAGATTTACAGATCAGCAGTGTGAATATTGTGATCAGTGCTCTAGCAACCAATGCCATCACAGATTATGCTTCTTCACAGATGATTAACAAATCTGTAGTGATTAAAAGAGCATTCATCAACAGCACAGATCAATCATTGGTGGGAGATTCTGCTGGTGATTTTTCTTTTGTGTTGTTTGCAGGCAAAGTATCTGGTTATCAGGTCAACAATGATCAAGTCACAGCAGAAATCATGCTGGAAATTGCCAGTCAATTTGTGGATTTTAGAAAAGTGAATGGTCGTAGAACCAATGAAAACAATTGGCACAATGCCAACACTGTGAGTTTATCTTCCAATCTATTACAGCACTATGAAGATAGAATCATGGAGTTTGCTCATGAAAGTGTGAATGATATTAAATGGGGGCAACCGTAAACAATGGGATGGTTTAAAAAAATTATTGGTGGAATCAAAAAAGGTATCAAAAAAGGTATCGACAAGATCACAGGTGTGGTCAAAAAGATCACATCCTTTGTGGGAGATGCATTTGGATTTGTGATAGATCCAATGAGCACAGGTGACAACATTCAAGATTTAGGATCTTATGCAGAAGGCATCAAAGCAACCAAGACAGGAACCAATGTGTCAATACCAGTGGTGTATGGTTATAGACGTGTGGGCGGCAGTATTATATTTGTGGAATCAGCAGGCGAAAACAACAAGTACCTCTATGTGGCATATGCTATCTGTGAAGGACCCATTAGAAAAATCAATGCTGTGTATATAGATGACAAGTTGGTGGCCAATCATGATCCAAACAAAATGCGAGATTCATTGGGTTCAATCAATGTGACAGGTGTTCAAGCACCCACCTCAGGAGATTTCAAAGATTTGGTGCAGTATGAAATACACAGAGGCGGATCTGATGGCACACGCAGTACAATCTTATATCAAGCACCCAGTTGGAAAAACAATTGGGGTTTAAGGCAGGGTGTAAAATTAACATGGGCCGCTTTTAGATTTGAATACAAGACATCTGAATCCAATCCATTCACAGGAGGAGTTCCCAGAGTGAGTTTCGATGTGCTGGGCAGAGAAGTGGAAGACATCAGAAATCCCAATGTTTACACACCAGGCACAGGCACACTCACAGCAGATTACAGTGAAGAAGGTAACCCACTGGGAGATGGCACACGTAAATTTGATTATAGACCCAATGTGGGAGATTTAACAGCAGGTTACAATCCTGCCAATGCACTGCTGGATTATCTTTTAAATCCACGCTATGGTTGTGGTTTGAAAAAATCACAAATTGATGCTGAGTCATTCTATATTGCGGCAAACAAATTCAGTCAAGATGTGGATTACACTTCAGAATTAAAAGGCAAAGCAATGACCTGTAATGCTGTGATCAACACAGGAGAAAGTTTGATAGACAATGTTAAACAATTGCTTACAGGTTGTAGAGGCATTCTGCCTTATGTGAAAGGCAGATACAAATTGGTGGTGGATGATGGAGGCAATGCCACAGATATCACCTCCAGCACAGTCACAGTGGCATATGATGTGGATGACAATGAATTCATAGGTCCAGTCACATTGAGTGGAGAAAGTAAAGGCACCAAATACAACAAAGTGATTGTGAATTATGTGGAACCAGAAAAAGATTTCAGCAGTCAACAGGCCATCTATTCAGTGGAAGCAGATGTCACAGCAGATGGTGAAGATTTTATAGGAGAATTTACATTTCCCACATTGACCAATGTGTATATTGCAAGAGAATTGGCCAGAACACTGTATCAAAAATCTAGATCACAACGCAGTATTTCATTTACCACCACACAAGAATTGATGGATGTGATTCCTGGAGATATTATTAGAGTTACTGATCAAGTGATTGGGTTAAATCAACAAACCTTCAGAGTGGTCACAATGAAAATGACAGATGAATTACAGATTCAGATTGATGCTGTGGAACATGATGCCGCCCTGTATCCTTTTGTGTCTGGCACACAGATTGAACAACCACCAAGAACCTTTTTACCCAGCGATCCTTATCCAAAACCATCGCCAACACCCATACAACCAGGCATTGGCACGTGGCCACCTGTGAAAGATCCACCAGCAGATCCAGATCCAGGACCAAATCCGCCACCACCACCACCTCCACCTCCTACTCTTTATGAAGTGGATACCTATGCGGAACCTAAAAATTTTTCAGGCACTTTGCCTTTTTTAAGACCTTATCCTAGAAGTTTAGCGGAATGGAACGCAGTAAAAACAGCAAACAGTTTCAACACCAATTATTCTACACCATTGTATTTGGAAGATGTTTCTCCCACACAAAAAACTCTGCATCATGGCAGTGAAAAAGTGGAATTCAACACCAAATGTCCTCTGTTGATTAGACGTTATGAAGATGGTGGTACAGGAGGACCTCCTTACAATTTTGAAACTGATCCTTTCAGTGGTGTGAGTGCCATGTTCAATCTATCGGGTGGTGCTGTTTGGGATTATGGTTTAGGTGTGAATAAATTAGCATTGCCTGGATTGGATACTCAATTGTTGTATTTTAGAATGAGTTTGCCATTGGGAGCATTTGACAGTGTGGAAGTAGAATACAGCAATCCTGCAGATGGACAACAATATTCAGTACGTAGATATTTCAAAGTGGTTGAACAAAATGGTTTCTTTCCAGATATCAAACCTTATTCATATGGATATGCAGGATATGTGATGGATGATATACCACCAGGTGGCAGTGCCTACCCTGGAGATGTCACTTGTGGCGGAATCAATCTGCCAATTTTTATCAATCCCAATGTGACCATCATCATCAAATTGGAACGCAATGGTAAAAAATATGATTTATTGGGTGATTTCAGCAAGATTGCCAACACCACCTACACAGGTTCTATTGCAGATAGAACCATCACCAAAGATGGCAAACAGGTGGTGTTGAAAGACAGTATGACCACATTTGTGAACTATATCAAAAAACAATGGTCAAGTAATGTGGCCAATCCTGTGGCACCATTCTTGGGAGGTTTTCCAAGAATAATAACCAGTCACAATTTAGGAGAATAACATGCCGGGCAATGGATTTTTTTCAAGAGATGAAGGCATATACAAAGCATTTCCCACACTCACCTGGGATGGAGATTCTCCTGGATTCACTTGGAATGATTTTGTGGAATGGGACGCTGATCCAGGTGTAACACTCACATACACCACCAACGTGATTGACACTTTTGAATCTAAAAAACAGAATCCTACCATACAGATTGAAGCATCACAACCTGCCATAGTGACCATTTATTATGGTGACACAGTGGATAGTGCAGGTGGCAGTATAGACAGTGCCAGCTCTGTGGTTGTGTCACCCAGTCAAAGCAACATAGGTGCCATCAAGGCAAGATATTTTCAATTTGAGGTTACCCTTGATCCTGATTCTGGGGGCATAGAATTTCCTAATTTTAACACAGCACCATTTATTTCAAAAATAACCACAGCAATATCCACAGGAACCACCACAAAAAAATACACAGACATTGACATCAGCACACTGTCAGGTTCTGTGGGGCAACGAACATTAAATATTGGCAGTGGAGGCAATCTCAATGTGGGCAATGTGCTCACACAGATTCAACATCAATCCATCACAGATGATTCTGGTGGTGCTTACATAACTCCCGTTTGTTATGTGGAAAAAACTGCTACAAATCTTGTGTTGCACGTGTTTGATGTGGATAGTTATGGCAAAAGAAAAAGAGTGGATTGTGTGATGGATTTACAGGTGGAATTGTTCCCCAACATCAGTTCAGATTTAACAGGTAGCATCAATGAGGAGGCAGTATAATGGCGTGGCCCACAAACAAACCCAACAGCAATAAATTTGCTTCAGATGACAACAGCATAAAAGAATCCAGACCAGAACTCAACACCATGAGTCAGGCAGTGAATGACATTGTGGATTATGTGGACACTGCCGCAGAAGCAAATGGTTATATCTTACAGTACAATTCAGGCACAGGCAAATTGGAATATGTGCCCAATACCAATGCCATAGATATCAATGGTGGTGAAGGCATCACTGTGGATCAAGAATCCACAGGTGGTTTTAACATTGAATTTTCTGGATCTTATTCACCCAGTGGCAACACCACTTATGCGTTTCAAAACAATGGTGTGTTTGATATCACCAGTTCTGCCAGTGTACCACGCATCAACAGTTTAACCAGTAATGCAGGATTGGTAATTTCTTCTGATATTGCCAACAGAGGATCAATTGCAATTATTGGTGGTGCCGATGGCAATATAGAATTGACCCCGAATGGCACGGGCAAAGTGCGTTTCAACAATGCATATTCATTTCCCACAGCAGATGGATCACCAAATCAGGTCTTACAAACCAATGGAGCAGGACAATTAACTTTTGCTACGGTGTCTGGTGGAGGCGGAGGCACTGACACACAAATTGTAGCAGGTACAGGTATCTCTGTAACACAACCAGATTCAGGTGGAGCATGGACAATTTCAGCAACTGGTGGAGGAATCACAGACATCAATGCAGGCACCAACATGGCAGTGAGTTCGCCAGATTCTGCAGGTGGTGTAGAAGTGGCCATGAGTTCAACATGGAACAATCCCATCAACGTGAATGATCAAGTGTTGAGCAATGCAGGATTGAAAGGTTATTCAGAAACTGTGTACACTGGACTGTCTACATCAGGCACACTAACCCCAGCAGTGAGTGATGGCAATGTGCAAACTGTGACACTGAGTGGCAACATCACCATCAATGCATTGAGTTCTCCAGCAAACGGAGATTCAGTCACCATTATTATAAGACAACCTTCGTCTGGAGGTCCTTACACACTCACTAGCACAATGAAATTTGCAGGAGGCAACAAAACACTATCAACTGCCGCAAATGCGATTGATGTGTTATCAATCTTTTATGATGGCACAGATTATCTTGCCAGTTTGGGCACTAACTTCAGTTAAAAAAGGTGGTTTACAACGTCAAAGAGCTCTTTACAAGGGCAAATGCAAGAAATAAGAATAAATGTACATGAACAACAGAATTATAAATAAAAACACACAAGGAGAATGATATGGCCTGGGGCACATCAAGTAATGTAATCACAACTAATTTAGATTCTGGCACAGATTCGCCAGCGGCGGCACGTGCAGATATCAAATCAGCATTCGACGAATTAAAAGCAGTGATAGATGGTAGAAACACAGCAAATGGTGTGGCAGGATTGGATGCTTCACAAAAAATCACCATATCACAAATTCCAGACGAAATCAATTCATCATCAGGTGTTAATCTCGTGTTGGATCCCAACACAGGCAAAGTCAAACTGGAAGAAATACTGAATCTAGCACCACAAACTGTGAGTCAATTGAATGCAAGAGCAGACATACAGCAGGGAGATATTGCTTTTTGTTCCAATGGAGATGCAGGCGCAGAATGTCTAGCAGTGGCAGTGATAGAAGATGATTCAGCAGGTGCACCCACTTGGAAAGTGGTACAAATAGGGAGTGCAATTAGCACATAATGAAAAATAATTTAATTCACAATTTAGAAAAGCGAATCTACAAGATAGAAAAGACCTTGGACAAGATCATGAACAATCATTTGCATCACATTCAAGGTTATCAGATGTACATTCTTGCACTGACAGGACTGATTGTGACCATGCTGATTGGCATATTCATCAAAGTGATGTAATGGGTCGTCCAAAACTCACACGCGACTTTTATTCCAAACCTCAATTGAAATACACCTTGAAACGTCCTAAATTTACATCGCAATCATTTCATGATATCAAAAATGAATGCATTGTGTGTGGAGGCACCACATTCCTGCATGAGAGACCACGCCCACAAACCAATTATTTCTATAGAACCTATGGGTACAAGACCACTCGTGTGCAATGGCGCATCAAGTGTGGCAATTCTAAATGCTACCAACCCTATGGTGTGATACTCAGACCTGAGGAATGGGATTCTGGTGGTGAATAAATACTGAGTCGATGACATACGACAATCCTTTAACAGATCAGCGACCGTAGATAAGACTGTCATCAATTCTCCTGTCGCTGATCCTTTTCCATAAATACTTGCCTATAAAAAAACTGCCATTTTTTTATATACCATAGGGCAGTGCTGAAAACGTCTTTAAGCTCATTTTAGATTCCAACAGCACTGCCCGTTTTGGCCCCACACCAACCCTACCAAACCTACCAAACCTACCAAACACACCAATTTGCCCAAAAGACCCACTTATCGCTTGACTTTTCTTCATATAGACTATATAAAATTAGCAATGGCAAAAATAGATTGGTCCAAACACAATTATCACAATGATGTCTCTTCAAGCAAACAAGCAGATTATCAAGAACTGGCATATCAGCGTGATATTGAAAGAAGTAGATTAAAGTTTGGCAAGCACCGAGGCAAATTGATACAAGAGGTACCCACTGCATATTTAAAATGGGTATTGAGCACTTGGCAACCAGAATCACAATTCAAAAAGGCAATGATCGACAACGCGAGGCACGAACTCCATCAAAGGCAAAACATAGCATCATCAGAAAAAAGGAAAAAGGTTGAAAACCCTAAAAGATCATTCCAAGATGCAAACAAACACTGATTGAAAACCCTTAGGTCGTAGATTGGTGAGTGTGCTGAGAACATCGTCACATACACGGTAACGAGGTGACGAACTTCACAAGAAGGGTCGTGGCAGGTTGGGAAAAGCACAGAGTCCCTCAGCAATACACAATTTAAAACACCTGCTTCCAGTCTCATTCGGTCAACACGATTCAAGAGACAATAGATGGAACCACACAACAGGTTCCGTCTATTCAATCAATCAGATTCAAAAGAAGATTTCAGTGTGAGCGATTGTCAATCGCGAACAGAACGAATGCAATTCGTTCTCACTAAATAGAAATGCAGTGGTTCATATCTAATGCCATTGAAAAAGACCACTGTTTATATCCTATAGATCTCTGGGTTTCTTACGTTCCCAGTGATCAGGTGTGTGGGAGTTTCAGATCTTCCCATTTGTCTCCCACACTGCCTTAAATAATCATGATGGCCAATTACACCATACACACCGGAGACAATCAACAGATTTTAGATCTCTATCCAGATGATCACTTCGATGCCATCATCACTGATCCACCCTACGGCATAGAATTTTTGGGCAAAGATTGGGACGCCAACACGGGTGCAATCAACACATGGCGTCAGTGTCTCAGAGTGTTGAAACCAGGCGGATACTTGTTGGCATTTTCAGCGGCGCGAACTTATCACCATCTTGCCAGCAACATAGAAAGTGTGGGATTTGAAATCAGAGACCAACTGATGTGGTTGTATGCATCAGGGTTTCCCAAGGCACAAGACATTGGCAAAGCAATTGACAAAAGAGCAGGCAAATATGATACAAACTATGGCACTACTACCACACAAACACAAGAAAGAGGTATAAACACCCACGGTGCTAAAGGAATGGGCAGTAGAAAGTGTAATCGTTGTCAAAAAGATGTAGCACATCAATATGAATGTGATGATACAGAATGTGGTATGAAATATAATTATGGCAGTGAAGAAGCACAGCAATGGGCAGGTTGGAAGACAGCACTGAAACCAGCACACGAACCCATAGTGATGGCGAGAAAACCCTTTAAGGGTTCAACCATAGACAATGTGTTACAGCACGGAGTAGGAGCACTCAACATAGACGCCACCAGAATTAATTGGAGTGAAAAAGATTTAGAAAGAGTGCAACGAGAAAATGCTCAAGGTGGATGGAGAATGGGTCACGGAATAAAGAAATATGCACACATAGGCGAGGACATAGGTGCTACCACAGACACAATTAAACACAATGAACAAGGACGCTTTCCATCCAATGTGATGGGCGAAATAGAAGGTTATCAAAAGTATTTCTATTGCCC